AGAAATCTGCTCAACAAGAGTTAGACAAACTTGCTAAAGAAAACGAACGAAGACAACGTGAGTTTAATGAATCTAAACAACAACTTTTAGAAAGTGCCGAAACAATCGGGCGTACCAAACGTCCCGGATATGTTGAGCGGCCCTTATAAGGAGCTAAGATGGGATCACCAAAAATCTCAGGCGGTATGACCGCCGCTGAACAGAAGGAGCTGCTCGCTGAAGAGCGAGAGTTTCAAAAAGAACAAGAAGAACGCCGCCGTCTCATGGCGGAAGAAGAAGAGAATAGACGCTTGGCTAGAGAAGATGCCGAAAAGCAACGACTCGCTGCCCAAGAAGCGGAGAAGATAGCCTCAGCAGATCGTGCTGAACAGGAATTAATTGAAGAAGCTGAGAGCATGGATGAAAATAAGGAGAAGGGTGTTATGGCCCTTACATTCTTTGAAGCCTTGAATAAGGGTGTAACTACCCAGAGGCCACAATGAATACACTAGCCGAACGCTTTCAGAGAATGCACGGCAATCGGCAAACTAAATTAAATAGAGCAAGGTATTGCTCAGCTGTTACTGTACCGACACTGCTTCCGCCAGAAGGCTGGAGTGAAGGTACGTCATTACCCCAACCATACTCTTCGGTTGGTAGTCGTGGTGTAACGGGATTAGCAAGCCGAATCCTCAGTGCATTAATGCCTTTGAATGATACACCATTCTTTAAATTTCAACTAAGAGATGGTAGTCAGGCACCGCCAGAAATTCAACAATACCTAGATACCTTATCGTTTCAAGTATACAATAAGTTATCCTCTACAAACCTTAGAGAAACTGTATATCAAGCCCTTCAACATCTCATCGTTACTGGTGACGTGCTGATTGAAATGGATTCAGATTACTTCTTTACCATCTACCGCCTTGACCAATACTCCGTACAAAGAGATATCATGGGTGAGGTGCTTGAGGTTATTCACCTTGAGTATGAGGTAGATGATCCAGAGTTTATTGATTACTCATCGTACTCTGACATCGAACACAGAGTTGGTTACAAGACCTACTACTGCCAGTATCTTCGTCAAGATGATGGTACATGGGCATACTCGAAAGAGAATGCTGAGGGTGAAGTTATAGAGTCTGGTATCTATCTCGTTGTTCCTATGGCCGTCCTTCGATGGTACGCCATCGCTGGCGAGAACTACGGCAGATCGCATTGCGAAGATATCCTTGGAGATCTCAATACACTTGAGGCTTATACGAAAGCGCAGATCGAAGGAATGGCAGCTGCCAGTGCTTTCTGGATCGCCGTTGATCCTCAGGGTATTACAGAGGTCGATGATCTAGCGGGTGTTAGAAACGGATCATTCGTTGCTGCAAAGGCTTCGGATATCTCTGTCATCTCACCAGCTGGAACCATTCAACCACAGGTAGCAGCAGCTGCTCAAGCTGTCGAGAACATGCGACGTGAGGTTGGTCAGGCATTCCTAATGACTGGTCAAGCAATTCCATCAGGTGATCGTGTTACCGCTACAGCAGTACGTATGATCGGTCAAGAACTTGAAACGGTTCTTGGTGGTGCATTCTCTTCGATTGCACGTACACTTATGGAACCAATCGTCAAGCGTTGCATTGTACAAATGTTGGAAGATAAACTTCTAGATGAACGCCTAACAGAACAGTTCTTTGATAACGACGGTACCTTAACCGTCAATATTGTAACAGGTCTTCAAGCACTTAGCCGTGACTCCGATCTTCAAAAGCTTATGCAAATGGGCGAGATGGTTCGTAACCTTCCACCAGATGCGTTGGCTACCTTTAAATGGGACTCATACTCCAGTGCGCTTATCACAGCCCTCGGGTTTGACGCAAGAAACTGGGTTAAGTCTCAGGATGAAATTGCACAGGAAAGAATGGCCGCTCAATCTATGCAAGTTCAAGCAGACACAGCATCTGCAGTTGGTCAAGGAATTGCAGCATCCGCGGGAGATCTAGCTAGTGCTGCTGTTCCTGCGTATATGGAGCAACAACTACAATGAATTACGAACGTCTTGGTGGAGCCCGTCAATTTAAAGACGGTATTAAATACGTTGACTATTATGTTGGCGCTAATACAACACTGTTAAAAGTAAATAAGACGGTATTGATAGGACGCTATAGTTCTCTTGGGGCAGCGCGAGAAGTGGTAAGCGGTTTATTAACTCAAAACGGATCTGTAATGGATGCAGATAGGCTTTTAAATGAAAAGATTACTTATCTAGATTCCTATACAACACAGAATTCACAATCCGGTAATGTTGCAAATACCTTTTTTGCCACTACCCCTCCAGCTGCTGGCGCTGGTGTTATTGATTTAACTAATCCAAGTTATATTAAAATTGCAACAGATGTTGCTGGAACACTATACTCAAGAGCCAGATTAATTAATGAGGCTGATGCTTTTGGTGCTGTAGATCCAACCTCTTGGAGTTGTAGGAATTTTAAAACATCTATATTAACTGTTTCCGCACAAGTTGAAGCATTTACACTTGCAAACTGGAATATTAATTCAACTATTGTTGGTTTTAGTGGTTCACACAATGGCGCAACATTTACCGGTACGGGTTTAACGATAGAAAAGGGTTGTGTATTTCGTCCCAACAGTGCTGGAAAGTGGAGATGTAGTTGGTATATTCAAACATCAACAGCAGATACAAACACATTGTATGTTGAACGCGCTTACAGGGACACGGAAGTAAGTATTTTTAATAGATCCGATATGTCTATTGTAGTTGATAATTATGGGTCTGAGGTTACATGGGTTTTAAATGAAAATCCCGTTTTCTTTTTAAGGGCATCTGATTATCGTTTAATTTCAGATTCTCGACCAGACCCGGTATCGACTGTTATTTATAGTTCTTCAACCGACGAGCTATCAGCTGATAATGTAAACCCAACCTTTAGAGCTTATGCCGGAACGGAAATAAGACGAAGATTGGCAACATCGCCGCAAGATTCTATAAGAATTTATAATTCAATTTTAAAAACTATCGCATAATAGGATTTCATATGCCCTTTATTACATATAACCCAACCAGTTTTGGTACTGCGGCGTATGAGGATGCAAGATCTTTTGCTATCTGGGGCGTGTCGTGGTTTACAGAAACAGACCTAAGTCGCTTAGGTCCATCAACACCAGCCGTTGTTTGGCTGGTTCCTCAAACCCTAAACGGTGGAGTACGTCGATCTGACCACACCGGAACAACAAACTTACCAACAGCTGTAACATCTTATATTGATAAGGTTAAACAATTCCCTAAGGGAAGACGTGTTATCATGCCACAGTATTGGTTGGATGACACTCTTGGTGGTAATGATCGCGCAAACAGTAACTACTATAAAACACTTGGACAGCAAATGGCAGCACACGGTGCTGCTGGTACTTTCATAAATTCCCCGTTCCAACGTTTACACCAATCCGTTGACTTTAAAACCACGTGGACCAAGTGGGTAGAGTTGTGCGAAACAAACGACGCAACGTTTGATTATATCGTAGATGATCAAGAACAATGGCGTTTGTGGGCGATAAACAGCAATCAAATTATAGCAGATCCTGGTTGGACTGCACCAACTTGGATGACAGATAAGGATGCTAGAGTACCATTCTCTATTATAAACGACGCACGATTTGAGAATCCATTGTATGGTGATCCAGTTACAAATCAAAGCATGAGAGAGTTGTTAGTCTATTACACAAACATTGCGAGACCATCCTCTCCAATAGCTAATACACTATCGGCTGTTCAGACTGCGTACGCTGATTGGAACATTACAGTAGCAAATCCAGGAATTAATCCATACACTACCAATAGAAATCCTCTCTGGTATGCGTGGAGAAGAATGATGGGCCGCGTTCATATTCGACAACGTGTAGAGTTAGTTCTAAAAGAGACCATTCAAAAGCCGTGGTTTACTGGATTCTATTCTGACTACGGTGTTATTGGTGGAGAGCCGTGGGAAACTCCTTGGCTCATTCGCGCACAACACTATGCAGAAAACTATTTAGCACACCCTCTCTGTCGAGGAGCGCCGGAGCTATACGGACACGCTAGCAACATGCCAACAGTCTTTGGATATCACCCAGCACCAACGACTGATATTCAAAGATATGGTTTTGTTCGAACAGGTGATGGTGGCGTTTTAACCAATGCTTTAGCTGGAGATCCTGGCCGCGTCATGTACTCCTTCATGGGAGATCTTGCTGAGGCTGTTGAAACATCTAGAGTAAACTATAGACGGGATTGGGCCGCATGGGTAGGCACACCACACTGGCAGTATAATCCATCATTCTATCGGTTTGATGATCGTTATGCCATTGAGTTGTATTACCACCTTGCTTTATTGGGTTGCAATCCTTTCTGCATTTTCCCCGGAGAGGGTCAGATCCCAGAAGGAGAAAACCCATACGTATTGCCATCTGATATTCTTGTTGAGATTAAACGAATTACAGATAACGGTGGCTTACGACCATGTGACTCTACTGGTAATCAGTACGCCCCGCCAGATAGATATGTATTAGCTGATTGTTTAACCAACAAGGGTATTGTTACGGGTGGAACAATTCAGCACGGACCAAAGAAAGGCCAAAATGTTTGGAGAATTACAGTACCTCCTCACATTATAGATGGTAGTGGCAATTCTTTCATTAACCTACCCGATGGAACAAAGTATCAAGTAGGACCAACTACAAGAGGTGCTTGGTACTTTGGTCAAACTAAACCAACTGTAACTATTACGACAAGTTAATTATGGAAAACACAGAACCAACGACTCCACAAGCAGTGGAACAATCAGCGGTTTCAACACCTGTTGACCGCGAGGCTAAGGCGTTTGAAACACACGTTATTCAAAACCAAATCCAAGTACCAGACAACTTCAAGTCTGTCGGGGATTGGTTCAACGCCCTTAAGTCTGCTCAAAAAGAGTATACCAAGGCTCGACAGGAAATCTCTGACCTTAAGAAGCAGATTCCAGTAGCAACACCCGAAGCTCCAGAGCAACCAAAGGAAGCCCCAGCTCCTGTGATTCCGGAGGAACTTCGCATTCCAGATAAGCTACCGGAGCAACCTCCTTCACCACAGCAGACAGAAATTCTCACTAAGGATGAATGGAACAAGTATTCAACTGAAGTTGCTGTCAACGGCACTCTATCTAATGAGTCACGTGAAGCAATCAAGACGAAGACAAAGCTACCAGACTACGTTATTGATGATTTCTTAGCGGGACAGAAGGCCCGTCTGCAACAGGCATACGGCAGCGCAGCAGAGGTTGTAGGAGGAAAGGATCAACTCGCCCGTGTATTCGATTGGGCAAGTAAGAACCTTTCAGCCGAAGACCAGAAGTCTGTGAATGCCGCATTGTCTTCACCTTCTTGGGAGGTAGCTTTGCTTGGATTGAACGCTAAGTATCAATCCGCAGCAGCAAAGAAGCCAACCGCAAATGAGCCAGTTAAGGCACCATCATCCCAAAAGGTTGGTGCTACGACGGCTACCCCAACGCTTGGAGCGTATGCTTCCAAAGCAGAATTTTATAAGGATCGTAGAGACCCCCGATTCGCGGGTGATCCACGATTCCGCCAAGCGGTAGAAACCCGCATGGCAAAAACAGATTTCAATTCATTAAGATAATAAGGATATAAAACATGCCAGGTGCATCAAATACAGAACTAGTAGCAGCAGATATTCCATTCAGATCAAACCTCGACGCAGGAATCGCAGGTCCAATCGCTGGTCAGAATAAACTCTGGCTCAGCATTTGGTCTGGTGAAACCATTCACGCTTACGATGAATACAACATGTTTGAGTCACTCGTTGATTCAAAGACCATCAGCAACGGCGTTGCTATGGAATTCCCGATCACTGGTACCGTAGCTCTCAACGCTGCATGGGCCGCTGGTAAGGAACTCGTTGGTTCAACAACCGACAGCACCTCTGCGACCATCGCTATCAAGCTTGATAAGCGTCCAATCGCAGCACACTTCGAACTCGACAACGTAGACCTCATGCAAACTCAGTGGGAATTCCGCTCTGAGCTTGCACGTCAAGCTGGTCTCACCCTTGCTAATGCACGTGATAAGCAAATTGCTGCTTACATTGCAAGAGCAGCAGCTGAAGATATCAGCTTCGCTGGCACCGCATGGGTTGGTACTGATGGTACCCTTCTAAACACAGATGATCCACGCTCACTTCCAGCTGGTCCAGTCTTCCTAAATGGTAAGTTCTTCGACCTCGGTCGTTCAGCTTCTGCTTCATCAGACCGCGCAAACGCAGCTCTCGCAGCTCTCCAAGCTTGCGAAGATTTCGTTGTATACCTACAGACGATCAACGCACCAACTGATGGCGTTTACCTCGCTGTCGAACCACGCGCATTCCAAGACATCCGTGCGCTTGGTGTTGCACGTGCAGCAGCAGAAACCGTCAGCATGCAACCAATGTTCGGTGGGGTTGCTGCAGCTGGCGGTCTTGGTGCCGCTCTCGCACAGGGTATGAACGGTCTCACGGACTCACTTGAGTACATGGGTGTTCGTATCATCAAGAGCAACCACCTCCCAACTGCTAACTTCTCTGGTATTGGTGAAGCACGTTACAACCTCACATTCGGTACTGCTGGTGTATGCGGTCTTCTCTTCCAACGCAGCGCGGTTGCAGCTCTCAAGTTGCAAGGTCTCAAGGTTGATACCCTTGATGATATCCGTCGCAACACCACCTTCACTGTCGCAAGCATGATGGCTGGTACTGGCGTTCTCCGTCCAGAATGCGCCGCAGTTCTTGTTAAGCCAACCGCAGATAACTGGGCAGCAACTGAAGTTACTGAAGCAAACTTTGCCGGTGCAACAACAGGTTCACCAGCAAACGCAAACTTCTTCCTTGGTGGTGGCGCCCCAGCTACTGGAAGCACTGTAGCAAGCTACCTTCAAGCAGCTGGCTCTGGTGGCCTTGCTGCATCCAAGGCACGTCACGGCCTTCGTTGCAACTTCGGCGGAAACTTCAGCAGAGAAGTTGTAAACACCGCAGCGGCAGCCTTCCCCTACGCATAATTAGTGTAGGATACTTCTATTACTTTTGTAATGGAACGGTGATCATATATCTAGCCAAGAGTCCTCGAAAGGGGACTCTTGGTTTTTTTCTTTCTCAGAAAGGTAAACAACATGGGATACTTAACTAAACTAGATGCAGTAAATCAAATGCTGCTTGCTGCTGGAGAATCGCTTGTTGCGGATCTTAACGAAGCAAGTGGTATTGATACAGGAATTTCAGAATTTCTCTTAGACCAAGCCTCACTTGAATATCAATTAAGAGGTTTAGCTAATAACAAGATCATTAAGACAGTACAGCCAGATGCTCAAGGATACATTCTTTTGGGTTATCCAAATACAGACTTTGGTGGCGTACTCGATGCTAAGTTATTATCGTTACACCAAACAGAAGATGGTTCAGCCATCGTTGCCAGAGTACAAGAGGGAAATCCTCCAAAGCTTTGGAACATGACAGAAGACACAGATGTTTGGGTAGATGGTGATTATCGTATTGAACAGATTAACTTCTTACAATACGACCAACTAGATACAAACTCTCAACGTACAATTCTTTCAGCTGCTACCAGAAAGTATCAGCTATATACTCAAGCAGATCCAGCCGTAGACAACTACTTGGCACAGCGCGAAATGCTTGATCGTATGCGGTCACGTGCAAACGATATCTCAGCAAAGCAAAGAACCATTTGGGCAAACGATGTCTCTTATGCAGCTGGCAAACGACCGCCATACTTTGGTACAGATCCTGCCGCAATTAGACGAGGACTAATATGAAAATAACAATTCCTGTTTACTCATTAAGCGGGGGTGTAAGCCGACAGCCAGACTCAAAGCGTACTCCCTTTGAGGCACAGGAGATTGATAACTGCTTCGTCACAGTAGAGAAGTCTATTGAGAAGCGGGCTGGCTTTAAGGTTCTTGATAGCAATACCGGAAACTATGATCTATCTTTTCTTCCGTTAACTGTAGACCCATCATTCGTTTGGTATACTATTAACGATGAAAACAGATATCTCTTAATCGTTGACCGTAGCGCATCTGGTGCAACAACTAATATCTTGTATGTTGTTAAACTCACAAGCGATGGTTGGGTAAACGAAACACCAAACTTTCAATGGGATTCAGAAGACCCAGCCTTGATATGGAATGGTGTCGATCCAATTCTAGCTAGCGATGTTAGGTATCCAATTTACCAACTCTCATTACAAGAAGGTGGTTTAGATACTCCGATTGTTAAGTACAATACTGTTAAATCTCGCGGTATTATTTCACGATACTCAAGAGCTTATCTTACCCACGCTGATGGAAACGCACAAGAAATCTTAAAGTCATTACAATTTGGTACATCAATTTTAATGTTGAATACCAAAGTATATGCTGGATTTACATCAGGAACTAATGGTAAGGCTATAGACTTAAACGGCCAAGAAACAACTGAAGACGATTTAATTGGTCGTGCTATTACATATTTTACATCTGCTCGCATTCGTAAGACGACAGCTGGTAGGTTGTATCCAGAGGGTACAATATTAAATGACGGTGAAGCATGGGATGCTAACTTTATTCCTAAGCAGATTCCAGTTGAAGATTATATCTACGGTGATTTTGATAAGCCTTGGTTGGGTCAATCAATGGCTAACTTCTCTGAGATTCGCTTCCCACCGGATAAGAATGACTGGAAGGCAATTAATAAAAACTTAGATACAGTTCCTGTAAACGATAAAGCTAAGACCATGTTGGATCTTTTATACGATCCAGACGCACCGCTTGGTTCTTCACAGGATGGTGACGGAAAGATTTATTTTACCGCAGCTCCATATCTTTCAGTTGATGCTGGCTATTACCGTATTGTTTCTTTTCCAGAAACAGAAGCTTATGGCGGTTCTGTTGTTGGTCCGGGAAAGCCATATACGCAACGTGTACGAACTCCCGATCACTGCAGCGTTCTTGATAAAGCAAGAATGCCACAGAGGATTACGTTCAACAACGGTAAGTTCACGATGGCACCTATTGATTGGGCTGCGAGAACTATTGGAGATCGGGAAACAAATCCCGGACCTTCGCCATTCCTCACATCAACGAGACAAGCAAGACACATTCAACTAACAGCTCTTGCTAATTTTAGAGATAGGTTGTTTATTGCCGCTGGTGATATTATCTTCTCATCTCAGCTTGGTGTATTAGAAGACCTATGGATTAAAGATCCATCAAATGTAACTACAGCTGACCCAATTGATATTCGCGCAGCGAGTAACTCATACGCTGAAGTTACAGCGATGATTCCATTCAATGCCTATCTCTTTATCAATACAAAGTCAAATGTTCAGTTCGAACTAAAGGGTGAGAATAATCTAATCTCTCCACTCACAGCAGAAATCTCTGCGACAACATTCTATTCTACAGCTGAACTTGTTGATCCAATTAACCTTGGCAGTAATATCTACTTCTGGGATAGCCAGAGATTGTACATTTACTTGAATCAAGACAGCAGAGAGTTTAATACCGCCTTTGATTTATCACAGGGTATTCGAGGCTACTTGCCGTCTACCTTTAAATCAATCGCTGTAGCCACAGCTAACAACCAACTCATTGCTGTAGACGGTGCAAACACACACCACCTTTACTTCTATGGCTCACGTTTCATGGGTGATGAGTTGCGTCAATCAGCCTTCTGGCGATATACACTATCGGATGTTGAAGATATTCAAAGCATCAATACCCATAAAACAATTCTGTATGCTATTACCAAGAGACAGACAACTAATGCAACTGCTTGGTATTTGCTTGCACATGATTTAGAAGACCACGAAAACCCAAGACTAGATAACTTCTCAGACATTGTTCTAACCGAAAGCAATTGCACAAGTGTTGGTATGACATCTACACTTGTAATACCTTACGTCTTGGATACCACACAAGATATCTATGTGGTGTTGGAAGAAGATTGGGAAGGTCTAGCTGGATCAGTCTTTAAGGCATCTTCTAGCTCCGTTGTTGGTTTTAGTACTGAGCTTACTATTGCTGGTATTTCTTTACCAGACCATGTAGGAAAGACAGTCTTTGTTGGTTCTGGTTTTAGAATGAATGTTGAGTTGTCCAAGCAATACTACAGACAGAATGATGGAAACATTATTGAGGGTGTTGCAAATCTTAAGACCTTACACATCAGGCACAACGACACAGGTACATACCGCGTTGAAGTAACCAGACGTGGAAGACCAACACCACTTATCAGTGAATTCTCTGCAACCAATACCGAAACCACAGAATACAGAGAAGGTAACGGAACGTTTGTTGCTAAGGTATTTGGGTTTTCTGATGAGACAACGGTTCGTTTAATCTCTGATGGTGTTACTCCATGTAACATAACCCAACTAGAGTTTAGAGGAACCTTTAATAAGAAATCAAAATCATTGAGATAATCTATGCCTACAAATCAGACTTCAGTAACAACAACAGTACAAACAACGTATGTGTTACCGATCTCCTTCTCAGCCCTAACAATGGCAGATGGTATCGGAATGCAAGAACAGTTGTTAGTATTTAGACCAAACATTGACTCTATCTACGGGTCATCCTTAACCATTGATGACTATCGCGGTCTTGGTCAAATCGCTTCCTCTTGGCTTACAATCAATACCACAACAAGACAGATTACAGGAATCTCTATTCCTCCCGCAGCAACCTATACCCTAAGTACAGGTGCTACGGTGGCATACCCAGCTCTTGTTGCGGCAGAACCTCTAATCGTTTTACGCTCTGTGGTTTCATCAGAGCCTTATGTTGATTGGGTAACTGGATCAAGAATTACAGCTGACCAACTCAATCTTAATACATCACAGCTCTTGGCTGTGTCGCAAGAACTTAAGAATTCCTTAAGCGATAAGATCGGTCGTGATGATTTTGATGCTATCGTTAATCCTCTGGCAGAAGACTTGAATTGCAATGCTAAGAAACTAACGAACATCGCAACTCCAACGTCATCCTCTGATGCAGCAACCAAGGCATACGTAGACAACGCTATTAACACAGCCGTCACAAGCAAACTTGGTCAAGCTAACGGTATTGCAACTCTTGATTCAAGTAGTTTGCTAACCACATCACAGCGTCCTTCCTCAACGTCCGTACTACCCGGATCATTCTTCTCTAAGGCTACCGCACCTGTTAGAACAACAAGCGGCGATGGTCTATATAAGCATGGTTCAATCTGGTTCAATACATCAACTGGTCGGTTGTTTGTATACATTCCAGATGATCGGTATACTGGACTACTAGATACACACAACGGAGACATTGGCTATTGGGTCGATGTTTCCTCACCCGCATTGTGAGGCATTCTTGGCTATTAACTTTCCAAACGCTCCCGCAGATGGAGCCACATACACTGAGGGTACTGTTCAATGGCAGTACTCCAGTTCTAATAATGCTTGGACAATGATCACCATGGGAACCGTTGGCATTGACAACGGGGTGAATCACGATCAAGAAGTTGTCTTCTTAGATCGAAACGTCACAAATCAAAACATTCCTACAGCTGGTGTTGGTCTTACCTATAATCCAACAACCAGAAAGCTTGGCATCAAGGCCAACGTATCTCAAGTAAACAATCTATTCGAACTTACGAATAGTTCAGACGTAGTTCTTACTGCGTTCAATGCTAGGGGTATTCTCAACAAGGCTGGTCAGATTTATTACCAAAATACTTCACCAACGGTTGATGCAGCTGATACTGGTCAACTTTGGTATCATACCGGAGCTGGTACATTAAACATTTGGAATGGTTCAGCATGGGTATCAGCTGGTGGTGGTGTAGACATCGCCTCCAATCAGATTATCACTGGTGCCAAGTCATTCTCAACTAATGTTACCTTGGGTAGCAGCGCATCTTTAATTGGCGAGTCATCGTTGGTGTTTAAGCCAGAAAACACCACAGCATTAACGCTTACAACCACAGCAGCAACCTTTGCTGTGCCTGTAAACTTCTCAGCTGTTGGGGCAGACGTTAAGAATGCGGTTGTAACTAAGGCAGATAACATGACGGTTGATGGGGTTAAGACCTTTAGCGGAACAATCAATGCCGCCTCAGGTATTCTTATGAACTCTGGTTCTGGAACAAGTAGAATCTTTTCTTCATCTACTACACTCCCTAAGATTTCAACAAATCACCTTGTAATTCAACCAACGCAAAGCACTTCTGGTCGTTATATTCAACTTTACTCTAACTCTACTTCTTCTGCATTAGAAGGTATTACAATTAGAGCTAAGAATGAGAATAATGAGGGTGATTTAAACGTAATTGGTAATACAAAGATCACGGGTAATTTAGAAATTACGGGATCATTTACATTACCAACATCTTTTACAACGATTGGTGCCACATCCATTGGTTCATTTAAGTCACAAAATGGAGATGGTGATGGAAATATTAATACCGTTCCAGTAAATATTGGGCCTTTGACTTTTAGTCATACTCTCAATACCACAACCTGGCTACCAACAACAACAGTTACAAACACTTCAACTACCCCAGTCTCGTTTTATTATAAACGAGAACAAATAAAAAACAACGGAACTGATCCCGGTATTGTAACCTACGGTATTCATAAGTTTAGGTTAAATGCCAGCTCTTCTGTAACCATTCCTATTACAAACCTAAATACAATGCCTATAGGAAGCTATGTCCGTACCACAGTTGCAGGATATACCGAAGCTATTGTACTTGCTGGTCAAACAAACGCACCTGTTATTACGAGCTTTATCATATGTCCGGGTTAACAGTTGAACAATTACTAACCGTTATTACAGCGGTTGTTATTCCTATTTCGGTTTCTACATACTGGATTGCAAGTCGTTTATCTTCTTTAGAATCAGCTCTTCGAATTCAAAAGGAAGTGACAGACTTAGAGCAGAGACAGGTTCTCTATCGTGTTGATAAACTAGAAAAACACGTTCACGAAATTAGAAACGTCTTACAAGCACTCACTTTTAAGTTAATGAGGGGAGATACATTGGATGACGATTTTAAGACTCCTCCTAGTTTGTAGTTTTCTTTTTGGTTGTTCTTCGGTAAAGAAGATCCAAGCGGGTTCGAATACTATTAACACAGCATCAACGACAACAACTAAGGCTTTGGAAGAAATTAAAGAAGCTGCTGTTGTTGCCGATCATAGTTTAGAGGTTATCTATGAGAACGTCAAAGAAATCCCAGCGGCAGAAGAAATCAAACAACACGTCGCAATCGCCTCAGCAGCCCAACAAACGATCATCGAAAGATCCGATCAAGGGCTTTTGGAACAGGCCACGATCTCTTCGACAGTTAAAGAAATCATCGAGGCTACCTCGTCGGTAAAAGATGCAGAACCGTGGTGGGCCGTACTATTGCAGTACGCCTCAGTTGCGGTTATTAGCTTAGCTGTTGTAATTATCTTATGGCAGACAGGCGTTGGTTTAGTTATTCGACGGCTTATTGGATTTATTCCCACAGCCAAGAAGGAAGAAGCAAAGATACTAGATGAGGCTTTGTCCTCAGAGTCCGAAACAACGATCCGCGAAGCTGTCGCAATGCTGAGGGCTAAAGACCCAGAGCTAAACGAAGCTTTTAAACGGAGAAAGAAACGTGCCAAACTATAAACGTACTGGAATTAAACCACCAGATCTTGATTTGCGTGGTAGAATTTCCCGTATTTATACCAACAGCAACGGAGATCTGGTATTTGAGTTTGCTACAGGAAACATAACTGTAGTTCAAGGCGGTGGTACAGCACCCGTCTCTACTATTCTAGACGGTGGCGATGCCTCAGCTGTTAATACAAATGATATTGATGGCGGCAACGCTCTTGCAAATAACGTAAATGATTATGATGGCGGCGATACAGACGCTAATGTCATCTTCCCACCATAAGGATAATACATGAATGACTTAATTCGAATACGGCGTGATACATATACAAACTGGCAATCAGCAAATCCAGTTCTTCCGTTAGGTGAAATTACATACGACAGAACCAACGCTGAAATTCGCGTTGGTGATGGTACGTCTAATTGGCTTTCTCTTCCCACGATTGGCTCAGCAAGCCTTGCTGATGGAAGCAAGGGTGATATCGTTGTCTCAGCGGGTGGAACAATTTGGTCATTGTCTTCAGCCGTTGCTGCGGATATTGCGGCAAAGCTAGAGGCATCCGATCTTAATCTTGGTACAGCAACTACACCATCTGCTGCACCACTACAGATTAGACGTGGCACCACATCTAGCTGGACAGGTGTCATTTTAGAAGCTGGTGAAATTGGGTTTGACTCGTTACTAAACGAAATTCGTATTGGTGATGGTACCTCTGATTGGGATACCTTAGATCCAATTGGTCTTAATAAATTACAGAATCTCTCACTTGAGCAACTCGGTGATGTTGAGATTTCTGGTCTAACACCAGGAGATTTCTTATCACACGATGGAACTAATTGGGTTAATACACCAATTGTATTTCCAGCTGTTGATCTTGATGATCTAACTTCTGTTACGCTGACTTCACCAACGCTTGGACAGATTTTACAGTTCAACGGATCTGTTTGGTTAAACACAACCCTACCAGCTTCTGTAATTACTACTGGAGTTAAAAACGATATTACTGTTGTTGGGGAAAACGATTGGCAAATCACAGCCAATAGTATTGAAACAGCAATGATTAAGAACGCCAACGTCACGGCTGCAAAGCTTGGCGGTACTGGCATTACAGTCGCTGGTAAAGAGCTTTTAAATATCGCGGTTGCAGCTAACGATCAAATTCTAGTCTATAATGAAGATGAAGTTCGTTGGGACCCAACCGATCTTAATACCGCCGTAGGTGGTCCAGCCTTAAACGCTGTTGCTCAAATTACCAATGTTCCTAACGGAGTTCTTGGTATCTCCAACGAATCTGTTGTTGATCCAAGCTTCCTTGGTTACGGTCACTTAACCACAGAACGTCAGGTACTCAGTAATACTTCTTGGATTCCAGAAGATCTCTATAAGAATCCAAATACAGAGACCGTAGCATATACGGATGGAAAGACCGCTGGTAATTGGACAACACTAACGACAACTGGTGCAGTTCAGTTTAACTCTCCGGGTCAAACTGCCATTGTCTCAGCTCAAGCATCAACCGCAAACTCAACAGGTCAGATTAGACTTTCTTCTCAAAAGAAACTTACTGATACGTCTATCCGCTTGAAGGCTAGAGTTCGAGTTCGTGGAACAGCCGTTAGCGCAAACACAAATTATATTGTTGGTTTCTATACCATGACATCAACATTAAAGAAATTTGCTGCTGTTGGTGTAAGACCGGGACAAACGACGTGGCATTTCATAGATAAACCAGTAAGCACAGAAGCTGGCTCTTCCGTAGATACGGGAATTAGCGCACTAAACTGGGTTGATATTGATATTCGGGCATCAAACAACGAGATTGCACTTTTCGCAAACAGCCTTAATACGGTTATTCAAACAACTGGATTTGTAGATCAAATTCTTCAAGTTGGTTGTGGTGTTTTCTGCGAGGCTTCAACGAGTCCCCAACCAGAACTAGAAGTTCAATACATGCGGTGCTATGTTGAAGAACAGCCAACCGTATCTCCACGCATCATTGAACAATCAAACGCCACAACTGGCAATATACTGAGTTGGAATGGTACGTCGTGGGAACCCGGATTAGTTACACAGGCCGGACTTAATCTCAGTAATCCAGTACACCCACAAGATGCAGCGACTAAGGATTATACCGATACTACAGTTGGCTTTGGTCTATTAACGATTGAAGATCAATTCGGTCAACCCAATGGTCCAGCCTTGTTGGATTCAACATCTAAGATTTCCACAGCAAACCTTGCAACGGGTACAGCTTCTGCTTCTACCTACTTAAGAGGCGATAGGACGTGGGCAGCGCTAAGCGTGGGAGCAACAAATCTAGACGGTCTTACGGATGTTGTTATAACATCGCCAACCAATGAGCAAGTTCTAACTTATGATCTATCTACAACAACGTGGAAAAACACAAATTCAGTAACGCTAGATAAGATCTCTTTTAACACAGCCCTAGCCCCCTTCTCATTTGTTAGTGGACAACTCTTCTACGGTCAGACAGAAGAGGCTTTGGTAACATCGTTAAACGAAAACGTAAAAGCTAAAGTTGGTTTAGATCAATACGTTAAGGTATGGAATAATACTGGAAACGATATTCTTGCTGGTCGTGTTGTTCGCATTACTGGAGGACACGCAGCAACAATGTTAACAGTAGCCTTAGCAAATGCAACATCTGAAGCTAACTCTTCAGCAACTGTCGGCATTACAGCAGAACTAATTGGAAACAATGGTTCAGGCTATGTCATAACAAACGGTTTACTTCGTGGCATCAACACAAACCAACTTGTAAACGGTATAAGTCCCCAAGAAGGAAATGCCCTTTGGCTTGATATCATAACTGGTGAGATGACAGTTGATAGACCAACCGCACCAAACCATGGTGTCTTTATGGGTTGGCTTATTAAGAAAGCGTCTGGAGCGGCTGGTGAAATCTATGTTAAGGTTATCAACGGACAAGAATTAGATGAAATACACGATGTTAATATTACAACACCGATCACTGGACAAATATTAAGATATAACGGAACCGTTTGGGCAAACGAATCTAATACATTAGCTAATATCGCTGAACTAGGATCTCCAGTTAACGGGACAATATTAGGCGCTAGTAGTGGTTCATGGTCTCCAACCTCGCTAGATAACATATGTGCGATTACACCGTTATCCGTAATTAGTTTAGCGCCTTCAACTGGTGGTGGTAGATTTCCATTAACAAGCAAACTAGATGCTTCTGGTGTTGCGGTGTCAGAAGTCGTTCACGGTAACTTTATTGATACAGCAACTATTGATGCTACTTTTGAAGATCGCTCGGTTGGTACACCAGCAACAATAGCCAAGTGGAAGTTCGATGTAAAAGACTCGTCTATTACAACAACAAAACTTGGTGGGGATATTACAGCAGCTGGTAAGGCATTATTAGATGACGATGACGCAGCAGCTCAGAGAACTACCCTTGGATTGGGAACCGCAGCAACATCTAACACAAGTGCTTTTGCTGCCGCCTCACATACTCACGGTAATATTACAAATGCTGGTGCTGTTGGTAGTACAGCAAACTTACCGCTTATTACAACTACTGCTGGTGTTGTAACTACGGGTACGTTTGGCTCAACAGTCAACACCTTCTGCCAAGGAAATGACTCGCGTCTTTCCGACGCAAGAACCCCAACAGCCCACACGCACGGTAACATTACAAACGTTGGTGCTATTGGTTCTACTGCTGGTCTTCCAATTATTACAACCACATCTGGTGTTTTAACTACAGGAACATTTGGAAATCTAGCAAATACGTTCTGCGCTGGTGATGATGCCCGTCTTTCTGATGCACGGGTACCAACATCTCACACACACGGCAATATTACAAATGCTGGTGCTATCGGCAGTACGGCTAATATTCCTCTGATTACAACAACAGGTGGAGTTATAGCCGCGGGTTCCTTCGGTTCAGCGGCTAATACGTTCTGTCAAGGAAATGACTCACGTCTATCGGACGCGAGAACACCTCTTGCTCATGCTCACGCCATCGCAGACGTTACTAGTCTACAGACAACTCTAGATGGCAAGGCTTCTACAAGCCATACTCACGGTAACATTACAAACGCTGGTGCTATCGGCAGTACGGCCAATCTTCCACTAATTACAACGACTAGTGGAGTTATAACAACGAGTTCCTTTGGCTCAACAGCCAACACCTTCTGCCAGGGAAATGACTCACGTCTATCGGACGCGAGAACACCTCTTGCTCATGCTCACGCCATCGCAGACGTTACTAGTCTACAGACAACGTTGGATGGCAAGGCTTCTACAAGCCATACTCACGCAGCTTCAGATGTAACAAGTGGAATATTTAACACAGCTAGACTCGGTAGTGGTACAGCCGACAATACAACCTTCCTACGCGGAGATGGTACTTGGCAAACTGTATCTGGTAGTGGACCAACAACGACTAGCACAGCAAGAGGATGGTTCTTGACATGAGAAAAAATAGACACAATAACGGTTATATTGGAAAGTTTAATTTAAAAAATTTAACTGGCGGTGTAATGTCATCGTCAAAAACCTTTCTAAACAGCGAAGATACTTTTAATACTCTTGAAGACTCTTCCGATTCAGAATACGTTCGACCTACAAATGGAAATGGGTCTGGAGCGACTGCTACTGTTGCTCTTGTAAATGGAAGCGTTACTTCCGTTAATATAACAAACTTAGGAACAGGCTATTCTACAGCACCAACAGTCACTATATCCGGTGGTGGAGGCAGTGGAGCAGAAGGAGTAGCGTTTGTATCAGGTGGTAACGTACTTGCCGTAACTTTGTGGAATACTGTTGCTGAAGTTATTATAACCGATAAAGGTGAAGGATATACAAGTACACCAACAGTTACCTTTTCCGCTCCAGCTACTGGTGGAACAACAGCACAAGGAACTGCTGTGATTGAAAACGGTAGATTAGTTGGTATTACCATTACAAATCCTGGAAGTCGATATGTAGGAGTACCTACAATTACTTTAAGCACAGCAGGATCAACAAGGCAAGCCGTAGCAATTCCAAGAATAGTGTGTGGTACTGGATATACATCAGCGCCAACTGTTGCTTTTTCTGGTGGTGGCGGAAGTAATGCTGCTGCCACGGCTGTTGTTACTGGAAATCTTGGAGCATTTACAATTACTGCTGGTGGATCTGGGTATACTGAACAACCTACTGTGTATTTAAATGGTATCTCCAGTGATGATTTTATTGCATATGCTACAGTATCTGGTGGAGCTGTAACTGGAATTACGGCAAATACTACTAAGAAATTCTCAACACCAACAACAGTTACAATTGGTGGTTGGAAGCCGCTACCAGCAGTTTCTGCTGGAGAACAAAAAATTGTTGGAACATTTGCAGTATACAACCATGATTCTAATTTTGTAAGATTTACCGTATCCGGTAACTATACAGTTGACTGGGGTGATGGCAACTCTCAAAATGTAAATGCCAATGTTGCTGTTCAGAAACAATACGATAGTAATTCATATACACAAATAACAAATCAAGATGAGTTTCGCGGCTATAAAACAGTTACGATAACTATTACACCACAGGCTGGTCAAAACCTAACTTCAATTAACTTAGAAAATAGACACACGTCTTTATCTTCATCATCTGGAGTAAACTTTTTAGATTTTAAAATAGCTGGAAATAATATATCTAGTTTCACATTTGCTACCATAACACAAACAATACGATGGAATTTACTAGAGCAAGTTGAATTTATTGGGACATTTAACACGTATTTCAATTCTTCTGGTTTACAATTCTATGGTATGCGAGCGTTACAGAAAGTTATAGGAACTCAGTGGTGTAGCCTTCATACTAATTTTCAAAATGCGTTTAATGGTTGTGTTAGCTTAAAATCAATACCGCTACTAAACATAGGTAATAGTGTAACTGATTTTACCGGTATGTTTAATGGTTGTGTTAGCTTAAAAACTATTCCAAAACTAAATACTGCTAGTGGAACTACTTTTACGCAAATGTTTAATGGTTGTACTAGTTTAAAAACTATACCATTACTAAATACATCTAATGGCACTAGCTTTAGTCAGATGTTTTTTCAATGTCGTAGCTTACAGTTTATACCATTACTAGATACAGCAAAGGGAACAAACCTTAATAGTATGTTTAGTAATTGTATTAGTTTACAGTTTATACCAAATTTAAATACCGCAAAGAATACGAATTTTAGTGATATGTTTGCTAGCTGTAGTAGCTTAAAAACTATACCATTACTTAATACAGGTAGTGGCACTGCCTTTAGTAGTATGTTTTCTAGCTGTGTTAATTTAAAATCTATACCACTACTAGATACGTCAAAAGGTCTTAGCTTTAATTCTATGTTTGCTAGCTGTAGTAGCTTACAAACAATACCGTTACTAAATACACCTAATGGCACTAACTTTAGCAGTATGTTTAATTTTTGCCGTTCTTTAAAATCTATACCACTACTAGATACATCAAGGGGTACTGATTTTAGCTCTATGTTTACTACCTGTGAATCACTAATAACAATTCCACTATTGAATACTGGTAATGGCACTAACTTTAGTAGTATGTTTTCTAGCTGTAGTAGCTTACAAACAATACCATTACTAAATATATCTAGTGGCGTTAATTTTAATGGTATGTTTTCTAACTGTAGTAGATTACAAACAATACCACTATTACGAGTAATACCAATACTCAGTACTGTAACATCGTATCAATCAATGTTTAATAATTGTTCTTCTTTAGTAGAACTACCAGCCCTAAGTTTTCAACAAACAGCAACAACTACAATTTTTTCTAGTATATTCACTGGTTGTTCTAGTCTATCTCGTGTAAGAGCAACAGGATTTAATCAAAACATAAATTTACCAAATCCTGGTTTACTTTCAGCAGATGAGTTAAACGAAATTTACACGAACTTACCAACAGTAACTTCAAAAACCATAACCGTAACAGGTAACTGGGGAACCGCAGGAGATACCCCAACAATCGCAACGGCAAAGGGTTGGACTGTAACAGGATAATCATATGGAAGATACATCAGGATTTTATAAAAATGATGATGGCTTTGTTTTACATGGTCCAAACTTTGTATTAAATGCAAACTATGAACTAAGAAAAGAAACAAAGACTCAGCATACCTACCCAACAGATGGCTGGTACTGGTTTGATTCAGCTGAAGAAGCGTATACCTTTTTTGGCTTGACTTTGCCAAAGAATGGAGAATAATAAATGCCAGAAACATATAAAAGCGTTGGAACTAAAGTAACATCTACCAGCGCCACTACGATATATTCTGGTGTTACTGGAACAGCTATTGTAAACTCAATTAACTGCAGTAACATCAATTTATACAGAAGCAGTACTATTACAGTTGAGTTGGTTAAGGGTGCTAATGCTTACTCAATAATCACAAATGCCGATGTTCCTATGGCAACATCGCTGCAAATTCTTGATGCACCTATTGTTCTAGAATCAGGAAACACATTAAGAGTGGTTGCTGGAACGGCAAACGATATTGATGTTATTGTATCAATATTAGAAATTACTTAATAAACTAAACAGAAATAGGTATTATGCCAAACCCACTATTTAATGTCGATAGAAGACCATGCGCTCACCTCTCCGGAGCTATTGCGTTTGGCGGCAACGATGCTCGTTGGTCAAGTTCAGCTAACTATTGCTTACCTAGTTACGATACGGCTACAGGTTTGAGATACTCTGGTGTCACAGCCGACAGTGCGATTGGTGTTCAAGAAACACTAAAGAGCATGACGTACTTATATGATCGCGGCATTCGTCGCTTTATGATCAATAGTCCAGCTGGTAACGTATTTACTGGCGGTATTCCGGCATATGGTGGTATCTGGTCTCCAATGTCATCTCGCTATGTTATTAGAACAACAGATAACGCAAAGATACCAAATCCATATCCAGAATGTTGGAGATCTATTCCAGGTCAAACCTCACCACCAACAATAGTCCCAGCAATTAACGCAGCCGATCTAGACACACTTCCCTTTAATTCTACTGGTAGAGTAAACGAGTGGAGAGATCAACTTAAGCTTTGGCTTGTTGGATCATTTGGTTACTCAGCACACTCTGATGCTGAAGTCTATATCTACACAGGATATGGAATTCCAACCAAGATCTCTGGTTCAGATATTGTTCCAGACTATACAGCTAACTATGTTCGTGAAATGGGAATGGATAAGAACATTCTATACATGAATAAAGCTGATGGTTTTGGATTTCAGATGCCAGACCCTGATAAGAATTCTTTACACGATACCTATCTAAGAACAGAGTGGCTTAAGTGGATTGAAGCAGGAATCTGTGGCGTTGGTGCAGACGTTGGTGTTTACGGTTGGAATCATAAGTATGGTTCGTGGGTCTATAATGCCCCCGGAACACCAGACCTTTCAACATCTATACCAGCAAACGCATTCAATAGAAATACCAATATGCGCCGCTGGTTTGAAAGATTCTGGAATTCGTTACCAAAAGGAAACGGAACGGGTCAACGCTTTAGTAATACAAATAACTTTAGTTACTTCCTAGAGAACTTTCCTTGGGATACAGATCCAAATAACATCATAAACAGAACAACATCCAATAGCTATCCAACTCCAAATACAAATGAGTACTATAGCTTTTGGAATCCACTTGGTGGTAGCTTAGACATAAACTCTACACCATATGGTCCTGGCTGGATGCACTATTCCAAGTTCTTGATTCTACAGGATGCGTTAATTACCTATACAAATAACGCATGGGTCAATGGTCCTACAAACTATAATGGAGCAGATCCAAATAGAAAGTGGAAGTTTGATCCAGCAACAACTGAGATTCACCTACTAGCTCTTTCACTAGCAAGACCGTTTACAGCGGATACTGATCCGGTCTTGGCTACACTATCAAGCAACATTAGCTCACCAGAAACACAAGCCATTATCCAAGATTGTGTTGATTGGTGGTTATATTATTATCAGGATTGCGGTTACGTATATCAGAGTTTGATATACCACGATAGTTACGCAATTCAAAAGCATATTCACAAAGGCGTGATGCAAGGTCTTGGTTACTGGCCCGTAAGCGATCCCGCACCATAAGGAGAAACAAATGATTTTAGCTTCATTCGAATCGTTACTTGGCAGCATCTGGTTTGCTGGCCTCACTTTAGTTGTCGGCTACATTGCCGCACACATTGTTCCAATCACTGCCCTTGCAAAGCTTTTCAAGGGAGGCAAGTGATGCCTAAGGTTGGAAAGAAGGAATTCCCATATACTGCTAAGGGTATGGCAATGGCTAAGGCCGCTGCTAAGAAGACAGGTAAGCCTATGAAGAAGGCACCAAAGAAGAAGAAGTAATGCCAAAGAAACCATCAGTCTCCATGACCAAGAAGGATAAGAATCCAAAGGGTGGTCTTACCCAAGCTGGTCGAAACAAATATAACAGAGCAACTGGATCAAACCTAAAGGCACCTGTTGGCCGTTCGCCAAAGACACCAGAGGAAATTCGTAGACAGGGTTCATTCTTAGTTAGAATGGGTTCTGCAGCTGGACCACTAAAGGATGAGAAGGGACGTAAGACCCGACTCAAGCTAAGCCTAGAGGCATGGAATCACTATGGTGATAAAGCTTCTGCGGTTTCAAAGGGTCGCCGCCTTCTTGAGCGATACCAGAACAAAAAGAAAAAGAAGTGACACATGGACAAGGGAATCAACACACTAAAGGATCTTCTCATTGATTGTCTGATTGAAGATCTTAGCGATCCCGATAAGCGATCACCTGGACTATATCAAGTAGTCGCACGGGTAGTTGCAGATAATAAATCAGACACAATTCCAGCCG